TCGTGAACGTAATCGCCTGCCTGATGGCCGTCCGCCATGGCTGGCAAACCGTGTTCGCCAGTTTCGAGCAGGTGCCGCAGCGCGACCACCGGCGGTTTCTGAGGACCTGGTACAGCGCCAAGCTGGTCGTGCATCAGACGCCGGAAGAAATCGATAAGGCCGACACCTGGATCAACCAGCATTTCCTGTTCGTGGCGCCCGGCGACGATGACGAGCCGACACTCGAATGGGTGCTTGAGAGGCTGTCGACCGCGGTTGTCAGGCACGGCGTCAAAATCGCCGTCGTAGATCCGTGGAACGAGCTCGACCACCAACGGCCGGACGGCATGACGACGACCGACTACATCGGCCATGCACTCCGGGTGCTGAAGCGCTTTGCCCGAAAGCATTCGATCCTCGTGATCGTCGTGGCTCACCCCGTCAAGATGCGGCGCCTCCAAGACGGCCGGTTCCCAACGCCATGCCTCTATGACATTTCCGACAGCGCTCACTGGAAAAACCGCTGCGACGTAGGCGTCGTCGTGCAGCGCGAGACCGAGGAAATCACGATCGTTCGTGTCGAGAAGGTGCGCTACCACGACGAGGTCGGCAAACCCGGCGACGCCTACGTCAAATACATCTGGCAGCGCGCAACGTTCGAAGCCGCGGAGAAGCCGAAATGACCGACGCTGACAATCAGCGGCGCGAAATGGCGCTCCAGCAATTCGCCCCAAGCCGCCGAGCTCGCCAAATTCACGGACAACTTAACGTATCACGAACCGGAGGCGCCTCTTAGCGCGAGTGGAGCTGGGGTGTCCTCAATGCTGAGAGCACGTGTCCTCAAGGCTGAGAACACAAAAGGTGCTCTCAAGGCTGAGAGCAGGGGTGCTCTCAAGGTTGAGACAGGGTGCTCTCAAGGTTGATGCACTGAACAGACCAATAACAGACCAGGACCCGGTTAGGACCGGGTTAGGACCGCGCTGGGGGGAAAACAGGAAAGGAAAACGCTCCCCCCGTGCGTATGAAGCCCCCTCTGGCCCTTGCGCGCGAGCTTAACCCAGCGCATATGCGCAGCCAGCGTCATTGGGAGCAGCGACGGATGCAAAGAGATGTCCCCTACTGACCGGCGCCTCGCAAATCTGCGGCCGTTCCCGAAAGGCACGAGCGGCAACCCATCTGGCCGACAGAAGATCCCAGAGGATGTAAAGCAACTCGCGCGGGGCCTCACCAAGGAGGCGATTGGCTGCCTCGCCGCCGTGATGCGCGACGTTACCGCGCCACCATCGGCCCGGGTCCGAGCGGCTGAAGTAATCCTCGACAGGGCGTGGGGTCGGCCGGAGACCAGCGCGACGATCCGCGTTCCCAGCGACCTGCGCGACCTTAGCACGGCGGAGATCCTCGTCGCGCTCGCTGCGTTTGGGGTTGCCGCTGCGGAGCCTAGTGCAGATGGTTCGGAGGCGGTGCATTGAGTGCAAAGGGGACGGATCAGCTTCTCTGCGTACTGGCGCGGCATCTGCGCGATCAGCGGAAGCCCGATGAGACGAAGCTCGACGAGCCGACCGAGCGTGGGGCTGCAGAAAAAACCGCCGCGGCTAGGAAGCAGCAAACGAGAATGGCGCAGTGACCGACGCCGCTGCCTCGCCGCAAGAGCTGCTATCGGAGCTGCTGGCGCGCAAGCGGGCGAAGGACAGTTCTGTCGACTACATCGCGTATCTTGATCTCGGCTTCGTGCCGGCGGCGCATCACCGCCTGCTAATTCGTTACCTTGAGGCGGTTGATCGGGGCGAGTGTCAGCGGCTTATGGTGTTGATGCCTCCAGGCTCGGCGAAATCGACTTACGCGAGCGCGGTTTTCCCGGCGTGGTACCTCGGTCGCCACCCCGAAAGATCGGTGATCGCGGCCTCGCACACCGAGGAATTAGCCCAGCGCTTTGGTCGACGGGTGCGGAATCTCGTCGCCTCCGAGGCTCACCGGAACGTATTCGCCGCCGGCGTCGCGGCCGACCGCAAGTCTGTTGGCGAATGGGAAACAGAGGCCGGAGGCGAGTATTACGCTGCCGGCGTCGGCGGCTCGATTACGGGGCGCCGGGCTGATCTCGGGATCATCGATGACCCGGTGCGCGGTCGCGAGGATGCCGACAGCGAGCGTGCCCGCGAAACGGCTTGGCTGTGGTATGTCCACGATTTCCTGCCGCGTCTGAAGCCGGGCGCAAGCCAGATCGTCATTATGACGAGATGGCACGAAGACGATCTCGGCGGCCGATTGCTTGAACGAGAGGCGGACAGATGGCGGGTCGTTGAGCTCCCTATGGAGGCGTTGCCGGGCGATCTGTTAGGGCGCAAACCGGGCGAGCGGCTGTGGCCCGAATGGTTTACCGCGGAAATGGTCGAGACCGCAAAACGCGATCCGCGGGCGTGGAATGCGCTGTATCAGCAGCGGCCTGTGGTCGATGAAGGCGATTACTTCAGGCTCGATTGGTTCGCGTCTTACAAGCGTCTGCCTCCTGCGCTGACGATCTATGGCGCGAGCGACTACGCCGTCAGCGAGGGTCGTGGAGACTACACTGTGCACCTAGTTGTCGGCGTCGACCCGTTGGGCAACGTTTACATTATTGACCTTTGGTATGGTCAGACGTCTCCCGACGTGTGGATCGATGCGCAGTGCAGCTTGATCCTGCGACATCGGCCCATGTGCTGGTTTGGCGAGAAAGGCGTCATCGAGAAGGCCGTGCGGCCCTACCTGACGCAGCGGATGAACGAGCGCCGGGCATTTTGCCGACTGGAATGGTTGCCGAGCATCAATGATAAGCCGTCGCGTTGCCGTCCGTTTCAAGCCTTGGCGTCGATGGGCCGGATTTTGCTTCCGATCGAGAGTAGTTGGAAAGGTGAGCTAATCGGGCAGTTGACGCGTTTCCCCGCGGGCCGGCACGACGATATTGTCGACGCCTGTTCATTGCTTGGCCGCGGAGTGGAAATGATGCCGGTGCCGAGCGCAGCGCCACCGTCGCGCTATCCCTGGGAAAATCGATCGCAGCATCAGAGCGAATATGATCCGTTCGCGCACCAGTGGAACAGCCCGCAGGGCCGCGATCCGCTGAGGAATATGTGGAACCAGGGCGATGCCCAGCGGCCGACGCCGAGCTCCGAGGGCGCGCCGCCTTACTGGCGCGACGTGTTCCAGCGGCTTGGGCGCAGCTGAGTTCCTACGCCTATACTATCGTCTCCCGCTTGATCCGTTGCACCGCAGACACGCCAGTCCCGCACAGCCGTGCGGTCTTGATAATGCCCGTGCCGCTGCGCAATAGCTCGCGAATGCGTTCTGTAGTGCGGTGATCGACCTTAGCACGGCCGATCGGTTTGCCGCTCTTTGTGCCTTTGACCCGCGCCCTGACGATGCCGGCGTGTATTCTTTCCCGGATGATCGCGCGCTCGAACTCCGCGAAAACACCGAGCATCTGAAACAGTGCGCGACCAGCCGGTGTGGTTGTATCAACCGCCTGCCGATCGAGATAGAGATCGCAGCCGACGCTGTTCAGCTCGCCGAGAAAGCTGACGAGGTCCTGTAGCGAGCGCCCAAGCCGATCGACGGCCCATGCCGCGACCACATCGATTTGCCGCCGCGTGGACGCTTTGAGCAGTCTATCGAAGCCCGGTCGTCTATCGCGTCCCTTGGCGCCGCTGATCCCATCATCGACGAACTCTTCGATGATCCGCCATCCGCGCGCCTCGCACGCCGCCGTTAATGCCTGCCGCTGGTTTTCAATCGTCTGCGCATCCGTCGACACCCGCAGATAGAGCCCGACTCGCTTGCCATTCATCGCTCGCCCCTAGCCCTAGTGTATGCCGAAACGTACTCTATTCAGAATGCCGTATAAGGAAGGCCTGCGCAAAGCAAAACTGCGCTTCTCAGCATGACTTTTCTGTTGGGGTTTCGGTATGACACTCGCAAGCGGCAAAAAGGCTGGTGCGGGCCGCCCTGGCCGACTGGCTTTAGCTTTGGTCGCGGCCGTATTTCTTCTCGACAGCCTCGGCAGCGAACTTCCCGCGGCCCTCGCGATCGGTGCGAAAGCCTTCCTTGCTGCACCATTCAGGGAAGGTGTCCGGGTCGATGTACACGCGCTCGACAACATAACCATCACGCTGGAGCTCTCGCTCCGCCTCCTCGGCACGCTTCCGCCATTCTTCGTACGAATCGAACAATGGACCGTCCTCGAAAATGGCGATAAGCGCCGGGTAGTCTTCCTTCCGGTACCAAGCCACTCCGACGGCGCGGGCATAGGGATAGTCACGAGGGTTCGCCATCACGTCCCCTTCCAACCGTGTGATGACGGTTAATGTCGTCGTCAGAGGTTTGCCAACCAAGGCGAAAATTGCAGCGACGCTCCCCAGGGTGGCACCGGGGGAACCAGGCTGCCGCCGCGATGCGCACCCTCGCTCGGAAAATTTTACGAAATTTTTGAGAGCCGACAGCGGCGGCTGGATTATGGCGGCGCCGCCGTTGATGGCTACTTTCCGCGGCGGCGAGCCTACAGTGCGTGAAACGCGGTTCGGGATTGTCCCGTCTCCGCGACCGTCTGGCGCGCTGTTCACACGCTGGCGAGCAAAACTTTGACCAAGGCCGTGTCGGCCGATATTGTCGCCCGCAGCCGCTCGCACCGAGGCGCTACAATGGCCGTTTCGGCCGCATTGTCCTTCGAGTTGGCCACAACATGCTCTGATGCCGCGTAGGCCATTTCTGAGACGCGCGCGGCCGGCGGCGGGCCATTTGGAGCGGCGACGTCGAGAGGTTCCCCCGACGTGCCGCACATTCTCCGCCAGAGCGCCTCGTTGAATGACAGGTCTTCTGGCGTGGGCTGATTGAGCGAGCCGCGCCGTCGAAGAAAGTATTCACTGACGAGCGACGGAGG